AATAATATTACAGTTTTTCAAGTGAATGCTCAATGGAATAAAAATCACAATATTGACTTGAATGGATTGATTGGATGTAATATTCAATTCGCATGGCTTGAGGATCAAAGCAATGATTTTAAAAGTGAAGTTCAAACAGTGCCATTGATCGTAATGTACAAAAATGGAAAACCTGTGAGGCAATGGTCAGCAGATCTCTCATTCAGATTAGAGATTGATATTTACGATATTCAAAAGGAAATTGACAAAATAAGATGATAATCAAAGATAAAGAATTGCGTGGGTATTTTGGAGCAGGGATAATCTTTTTCCTTGTGATGGGATTGCTTTTATTTTTAGCATTCTTTGAGATTCCTGAAAAGAATAATGATATTTTTAAAGTCATTGTTGGTATGTTAATGGGGAGTTTGTCAGTAGTCATTTATACTTTTATAGGCAAAAACCCTGAAGAGGTTGCTGATTTAAGAGCAAAAAATGAGAGCTTGGAATCACAAGTTGAGCAAATAGTTGAGGAGAAAGATAAGATTGAAAAGATGCTCCGAGATCTGCAAACTGAAGTGATAAACAAATTGTCAGTAACAGGAAAAAATTTTGAATTTAGGAACGTAAAAGGAAAATAATGCCAAAGCCAAAACAAGGGGAATCTGAACATAATTTCATTGATCGTTGTATGAAAGATCCTGAAGCAATCAGCGACTTTCCGAATGCAGGTCAAAGGATGGCATTCTGTTATTCTCAATATGAAAGCAAATCAAAAGGGATTCTTACAAAAGCTGCAAAGGATGGATGGGGAGTTGCTTTTGAAGATGAGTTGAGAAAATCTGAAAGAGGGATTGTGCCGTCAGTCAGAAGATTTTATGAAGCAGAATATCAAAAAGGGATTGATGCTTTCATCACTTCTGGATTAGTAAATCCAAATACTGTGTTTCAAACAAACGGATTTAGGGAGATATATCAGGAAATTTATCAAGGGGTTGGAATGAGATTTGCAAAATGGTATGCAAAGAACTTTGATAAATACATCAAAAAAGGAGTGAACCCAAAACAATTTGAATCCAGATGGCAAAACCTATTCGCACGATATGCTCTTGCAAATGCAGGGAGCAAGATATCCCTTGTTCAGGGAACTGCAAAGCAAACCCTTGTAAAGATATTGAGAGCCAATATGTCAGATCCAGAGTTCTCTACTCTGGGTGCAGATGCAAAGCAAAGAGTTCTAAGAAAGCAAACAAAGAGGTACTCAAAGAATCAAGCTTTGAGATTAGTGAGAACTGAGTCAACGAATGCAGCAAACTATGCCACATTGCAATCGGCAACATCCATTTTTCCTGCACAGCAGATGATGAAAGAATGGGTTGCAGCGTTGGATGATAGGACAAGAGATGATCATGCAGCAGCAAGTGGACAGCAGGTCAAATTTGAAGAGCCATTCATTGTCGGTGGAGATTTAATGATGCATCCTGGTGATTCAAGCATGGGAGCATCTTCAACAAACATCGTGAATTGCCGATGCAGTCCATTTCCTTTTCCAATGGATAATGCACAAGCAACTCAAGTGTTTGAAAGCATTGGATTAGGAGTTGCAGCAGCAGCAATCGTGGTATCTGAAGATGATGAAACAAGTCAATCATAATAACTATATTTGTAAAAAATAAACACAATGAGCATGATCTTTAAAGCATCTCCAATGGGAGAGATTGCAGACATCGATGAGAAGATGGGAATTGTCAAAGGATATGGATCTTATTTTGGCAATAAAGATTCTGATAACGATGTGATTGCAAAAGGAGCATATCAAAAAACGATCAAAGAAAATGGGGATCGAGTTCGTTATTTATATCAGCATGATATGGGGCAGCCAATCGGAAAGATGAAGGAGCTGTTTGAAGATGACAAAGGATTGATGTTTGTTGCCGAAATTCCAAAAACAACACTTGGAATGGATGTATTGGAACTTATTAAAGGAGGTGTGATCACTGAAAATTCAGTTGGAATCCTTCCACTTCAGAAGCAAATGAAAGATGATTATAGAGAAATCACAGAGGTTAAATTGTATGAAATCTCTGCAGTTACTTTAGCAGCTAATGATCAAGCAAAGATCTTAGATGTGAAAGGTAATGTTGATTACCAAAAATTATACAAGCGTTTTGATTCATTGGCAAAGATTATTCGAAAGGGTAATGTTTCTGATGAAATGGGATACGCAATCGAATCCGAGATACTGAAGCTTAAATCATTATTCATTGATTTCACAAAGCCGATCCAAAAAGAGATCACTTTGCCGAAAGAAGAGGATCAAGCTGATGTGTTTTCGTACTTATCAAATAAATTTAAATAATCATATAACTTTTTTCAATTATGAATGAAAATACAAAAGCACAATTGGATCAATTAGGAGATCTAATCGATGCGAAGCTTGAGAAAGCTCATGGGCAGGCAGTTGATTCTGCTACTGGGAAAGCTGATGAAATCCTAAAAGGAGAGATCAGTAATCTAACAAATCAATTCAATGAGAGAATGGATCAAATGGAAGTTGCTAACAAAAAACATTTTGAAGCTTCCAAAGATGTTTCTTTCAAAGGTGCATTAAACAATGCGATCAATGATGGTGCAATCGAATCTGTTGTAAAAGGAAATTCACGCTCTGCTTCTTTTGAAGTAAAAGCGGATATGACTGTTGCAGCCGATTTCACAAACGAGGTCATTCCTGCTGATCGTGTTGCAGGATATAAATTCGATCCTAGCCGTTCAGTTCACGTTCGTAACCTTATTCCACAAGGATCAACTTCATCTGATGTTGTTCGATTCGTAAAAGAATCAGGATACAGCAATGGAGCTGCAACTGCTGCTGAAGGTGCTACTCTTGCACAGTCAGATTTCGATATGACTGCATCTGATGCGAATGTTCGTAAGATTGGAACGTATTTCCGTATCTCTGAAGAGATGTTGGCAGATACTCCACAGCTTACTTCATACTTATCAGCTCGTGCACCAGAAAAACTACTTTCTGTTGAAGATACTCAAATCCTTTCAGGAAATGGTTCTGCTCCCAACTTGAGTGGTATCATCACTGATGCAGCCGATTTTGATACTTCATCTGGAGGTGCTTTCTATCAATCAGTTGAGGCAGCTAATGAATTTGATGTACTTGTTGCAGCTCTTAATCAAATGGCTTTGAGTGAATATCAAGCAGATTATATTATGCTAAATCCAACAGATTTCCATAAGATTCTACTTATAAAAGATACAACTAACAGTTATATTAAGGATCAAGTTTACGCAGGATTACAGCCATCATTTATGGGTGTTTCTGTTGTGATCAACACAGCCATTACTGCAGGAACTTTCCTTGTTGGTAACTTCGGTGTTGGAACACAGCTTTGGGTTCGTGATAATGTTGGTGTTGAGTTCTTCAGAGAAGATGGAACTAACGTGCGTGATGGCTTCGTTACAGTTCGTGTTTCTGAAAGAATTGCACTTACAAATTACCTTCCAAATGCGTTTGTTAATGGATCATTCTCTACTGCAAAAGCAGCATTGGAAACTCCATAATAACAACATAATTATAGGATTAAAGGGTAGTCATTTGATTACCCTTTTTTTTGGCTTAAAAAAATAAAAAGAAAAAAAATTTGCTTTTTTGTTTGGAAATGAAAAAATGTTTTCTATATTTGCTAAAGAAATCAGAAACAATGAATTATTCAATTTTTACAAAAGAAGCACTTAAGACGACAAAAAAATTTATTAGTCGTGATGAAATGGAATTTTCTTATATAGTTTTCACTAATTTTAAAGTGGATATCAAAGAAGCTATAAAAATAGGAATGAGTACAACTACTGGAACAAGTGGATTGCAAAAAAGATCATGAACAATAGGGCAACAGATATAGTTTTGGGATTTGCAATTATGCTTTTCATCATTACTTTGCTCATGAAGATAATTACTTTAAATTAGAACAATGAAAAATAAAATTGAAAAATACTTATTCAGGGCAGCATTTTGCCTTATGGTATGGGCAGGAATAGTTGGATTTTTATTATTGGCAACTTGGATTGATACGATATGAAAAAAGTAAACAAGGGCATTCTGGGGTGGATCTTCTTTCTGATAGGAGTGAGGTGTATTTATATCTTCAATGATGCCTTCACAGGGATCTTCATGATCCTGATTGGATTCACAATGATGTTAAATAAGGATAAATAAAATGTATATTTTGGAAAGCTGCAAAGAGATGATAAAAGAGTATATTCGGCTCATGGATGATGAAGCATTCAACAGGATGCCATTGTCAAAACAGATAATGATTCTCAATCGTATGGAGGAGATCAGAAATGAATT